TTCCACTTCAAGCAGAAGGCTTTGAAGTAAAATCACAAGGAACAGCTGCAAGACCTGTGATTACTTTTGCAAATATACTAAGCACTTTCGGAGATGCACTAGGTAGTTTAGAACCAAATGATCTTATTGGAAAGAAACTTTATAGAAGAAAAACTTTAAAAAAATATTTAAAAGATGGTTCAGCAGACACAGGCTCAGGCAATACTCCTGTAGAATTTCCAAGACAAATTTTTATTATTGATAGAATCGAACAAGAAAATGCTATAGAAATATCTTTTGAACTTACAACACCTTTTGATGTAGAAGGATTAGTACTTCCTTATCGTGTTATTGGTAATAATGCCTGTTCATGGGTATATCAAGGAGCTTCTCCAAATAAAATAAATAACAGTACAGACAATGGTGGATGTACTTGGTCAGAGGAATCAAAACTTATAATGACAAACGGGAGCGGAACAGATGTTACCCATACTGTTTATGTAACTCAAGATGATGAATATGTAATCCCTTCCACCACTAGTTTTACAACTTATAGTAGCGGAGCAGTAACTAAAGACACTTACTACAAAACCACTACCACACTAGCAACTACAGGTATACAAAGGTTAAAGCCAAATGGTACTGTAGACGCAAGTGCAAATAATAGTACAATTAATAATTACTGGCAAGCAACAACTGCTACAAACAGCCCAGGAACGCCTTCTGATACAAATGGTAATTTTGAAAGAATAAGAGTACATGGTACATATAGTGCAAGTGCAAATTATTATGCCTATACAGAAGATAGACATAATGACTATGTTGCATATACGAGCGGTGGAAAAACACACTTATGGAAAGCAACTCGTACACAAACATCAGGAGCAAATACTGCTCCCGGATTCAATAGTTATTGGGAAAGAGGAGACTCATGTGGTAAAAGACTAACCTCATGTGCATGTAGATTTGGATATAATCCATTAAGCACAGCTTCTGCTTCAACAGGAAGTACAACAAAGAATAGTCAAAAATCTTTACCTTTTGGAGGATTTCCTGGTGCAAGAAAATTTAAGTAGACTTCTACCTCAAATATATAAACAAGTAGAAGAAGAAAGTCCAAAAGAAGCTTGTGGACTTGTTATTGAAATCGAAGATGAATTGAAATATATTCCTCTGGAAAATCAAAGTTCTGAAAATGAGCACTTTGCAATCGACCCAAAACAATGGGTTCGATACTCGATTATTTCGAAAATAAAATATGTAGTCCATAGTCACTACGGCTCAAATTGTCATCCAAGTGAGCATGACAAGAATGTATGTAAAAGTCTTGGTGTACCATACTTAATTGTATCGTACCCAGAGAAAGGAGAATTTATTTATGACCCACGTTAAATTAATGGGAGAAATGGGAGACAAGTTCGGTTCTGAGTGGGAGTGCGTCGATACGAATGTTCGTGATATATTAAAATGTATTCATGTACAAACTGAAGGATTACAAGAATATCTTTTAGACTGTCATTTTAAAAATATTGAATTCTCTATACAAAGCGGAGATACTCTTATAGAGGAGTTTCCAGAATTATACCTAAATATTGCACGAGAAGAACTAATAATTACTCCAGTACCTGCAGGTTCTGGAAAAGGATTAGGAAAATTAATCACAGGACTTCTCTTACTAGCAGCTTTCTTTTTTATGCCTGGAATTGGAGCTGCAATGACAACTGGGGGCGCAACTACTGCTGGAGGAAGCTTTGCAATGGGAGCCGGAGCAACAGGGGGCGTTATGCAAGCAGGAGTTATGTATGGAACAGGCACATCTGTTTCTGCCGCATTATCTGCAGGAGCAACCCTAAATTTAGCAGGTTCAGCAGTAATGATGCTTGGAGCAAACTTAGCACTTATGGGTCTTGCAGAAATGTCAGCACCCGATCCAGATAAAACAACCAATGATCCTTCATACTTATTTAATGGAGCACAGAATCATATTGAACAGGGAAAACCTGTTCCACTTCTCTATGGAGAACTTACAATCGGTGGTGCACCAATTTATCAAGGATATACACCAGGACTTAAAAATCAATATACAAAAGGTGTAACTATTATTGGTTCTACAGATTCAGGCAATCAACGAGCAGGATCAAATCCTTATAGTGGAACTTATACTAATTACAGTACTTCAAATGCAGGTGCTCCTTCTAATCAACCAGGCACAGGATGGGTAGGAGTAGGCAATACCACTTTTGATTCAGTAATGGATCATGTTTTTGATAATCCAGGCGGAATAGCAAAACTACCCCTAGTAGACAACTCAGTACAATTACACTAAAATGGCAGATAATTCATCAAAATACAGTACAAGAGGCTTTGGAACTAAAGCAACTTACGATCTAAAAAGTCCTAATAAGGAACAAACAGCTATTGTCTACGATTTACTCGCAGAAGGACCAATTGCAGGCTTAGCAAATGATCTTTCTTCGGTTTACTACAATGATGTTCCTTTAATTGACTCAGTAAATAATGACATATTAAAACCTAGAAAATTTACTGCAAATACAACCGCAAACAGTACTTCTGTATCTGCAAGTGAGTTTGGAACTATTCGTACTCTTAGTTATAATAATAAATCAGGATTATCCATAGGTGACAGAATCATTTCTATTGTAGGAGCTGGAACAAAAGGCTCAGGTATAGCAAGTATTACTGCAGGTTCTTCAAAAGTTACAACTTCTTCAAGTTATTTTACCCAAACTCTAATGGATAATCAAGGCAAAGGATTGCCAGTATATATACGTATTCCAGGAGCGGGTCCAGGAGGGCAAGATCTTGTTTCTGGTATAAAGAAAATGGTAAGTGCAACAGTTGCAGAACTAAGTGTACGAGCATTCAATACAGTTTCAAGTGCAAATATAGTACAAGATCATGTTACAAAAATCAGTTCAATTTCAGGAAATACAGCAACCCTAGCTGTTGCTACTCCTACAGCTGTAACAGGAACTATTTGTGTAGTAAGTGGTCCTTCCTTAGAGGACTCTGCTCAGTTAGCAAATTTTTCTCACGTTTCTTTTGGTATAACTTCTGGAAATGCTATACAAGCACCTCTAATCGCTCCAGGCTTTACAGGTTCTTCAAGTACAGTTTATGATGCAAATGTAGACCTTAAGCAAGCAGATTTAGCAAGTGTATCAGGTTTGTCTAGTTTAGGTACTAGTTATAATGCTAGTAACATTGATGAACCAGGTAATGAAAATCAAGGTAGCGCATCAGATACTGTATTAACAGCAGCAGCAATGGGAGTTTCAAATCCTCAAGAGGTAGATGAAATACACCTTACTTTTAGCTTTCCAGAAATGCACGCATTTAAAAGTTCAGGAGCAAAGGGACCAAGCTTTGTAGAGTTTCAGATGTTCTTCGAATATACATCAGATGGCACAAATTATACTAGTGCTTTAGCTTTTGGACCTTCTATTTCAACCCTACTATCAAGAACACCTGAATGGGGTAACAAAGTTACTTATGGTGTAAATAGTGGATCAATACCAAGCACTGGATATGTAAAACCTTCAAAAGCACAGTACTCAGAATATATAGAAGAATTTGTAATGAATGTTGAACAGTTTCAACCTTTTGTAAATTATCGAGTTCGTGTAAGAAGAATAACTGATGATAATTTTAAAGATGGAAGTTTTCAACATCAAAATGCTTCTCGTCTCAAAACAGTAGAAAATATAACTAAAGATAGATTATCTTATCCTTATGCCGCTTATACAGCAAACGTATTTAATGCAAAAGACTTTAGTGGAGGACTTCCAAGTAGAGCATACAAATTAAAAGGTAAACTAATTCAAGTTCCTACTAATTATTTAACAAGGGATGAAAGTTCAGATGGCACAGCAAAATACACAAGATTAGTAAGCGGCTCCGCGCCCTCTTATGCTGTTTCAGAAGAAGCATCTTATCAAGCTTGGAATGGATCATTTCGAGGAGATCGTTCAACATGGGCAGAAGGACACCCGAATAGAGAACTCGTATACTGTAATAATCCAGCTTGGGTATTTTATGACCTTCTTACTAATAATAGATATGGTGTTGGACAATTTGTTGATAGCGCACTTATAGATAAATATTCATTATTTGAAATTGCAAAATATTGTGATGAACTTGTATCAGACGGCGAAGGAGGCTTAGAACCTCGCTTTACAGCCAATCTTTACTTAGACAAAACTGCCGAAGCAACAAAAGTACTGCGAGATATCGCAAGTATATTTAGAGGCATGGTATTGTGGTCAGAAGGAGAAATCGTAGCTATAGCTGATAGACCAAAAGAGATTGTATATACATTTACAAAAGGTAATGTTGAAAATGGAGTTTTTACTTATGAAGGAACAGGAGATAGAGTAAGAACTAACCAAGTAAAAGTAACATGGAATGATCCAGCAGACAATTACAGACAAGCAATTGAATATGTAGAGGATCATCAAAGTATATTAGAAACAAATCGACTTGTAAGAGAGTCTTCCGTTGCTTTTGGATGTACTTCTCGTGCACAAGCACATAGATATGGAAAATGGAAATTACTCTCTGCACAACTTGAAAAAGAAACAGTTACTTTTACAACTGGACTTAATGCAATTGGATTAAAACCTGGAGATATAATTGGTGTTCAAGATGCAGATAAAGAAGGATACCAATATTCAGGAAGAGTTTCAAATACAGGTACAAGAAGCACCACAGTAATTCCACTAGATAGAACAATAACATTACCTTCGTATGCTGCAGCGTTTCCTCCACAATTATTACTCATTTACCCAGAAGGCGGTTGTTATTTAGAACAAGAAGTCGCAGTTATTAATTCTGTAACTTATCATAAAGGAGATCTATTATTAGAAAACCAAGACGGCAGTGCACTTGATACGCAGACAGAAGCAGCTAATCTAAAAGATGATAGTGGAGATCGAGTATTAAATTACTGGTCAGAGAATGTAAGAGTAGAAAAACAAAATATATCAACAAGCGCAGGAAATGTTTCTAGCTTAACAGTAGCCTCTGCATTTAGTGCTACTCCAGATGCAGAAATAATATGGGCACTTCAATTATTTAATAGTGACGGTACTCCAAAAACAGGTACAACAAAAGAATTTAAAGTTGTATCAGTAAAAGAAGATAAAGATCAAAAAGTACAAATTGTTGGAAGTGAGTTTGCAAAAGCAAAATTCGGAGCAGTCGATAGAGGATATACACTTTACAGTGTACCAACAGATGCAATTCCTGATAGAGATGATGTTATACCAGCACCTACAAATATAGTTGCAAAGGTAGAGCCTATGAATTCCGAATCTGGAGATTTAGGAGAAACAGTTGATGTTCCAACTTCGGGTGGTGTAAAAGTAACTGTAACTTGGAACGCTCCTTTAACCTCAGACGGATTAAAGTACAAAAATATTGCAGGTTTTGAACTTAAACATAGTTTCAATGGAGGCTTTGAAACTATAATCACAAACGGTGAAGATCAAAGTTTTATTTTTGAAAATGTAAGCGTTGGTACATACAATATACATATAAGAACAATATCAACTATAAATACCTATTCTCAATGGATAGTACGAAAAGTAACTGTTGGTAAAAATGAAATTCCTTCTATTGCAGGATTTAATAAATCTCAAATACCTGTAGGAGGACAACTTAATAAAGACCTCTCAATTAATTCTAGTTCAGGAGTACTTACTATTGGAGGATCTGGTACTTATAACTTTATCGGAGTAGATGGAACTGAGTATGTTCTTGCAGGCACAGGTACAGGAAACTATCAACAAGCTTTTTCAGGAATGGGAGCAAGTGCAACAGCTTTTCTACTTTTTGATGCAGATGCAACTTCAGATCATCTAAAAGCAATAGAAGCCAAAACAGATTCAAATGTAAGTCCTGCTGTAGAATATTATGCTGAAGTTGGAGCATCAAATAATGGTCTTACACAAGCAAGTGGAACAATAACTGTTGCTCAGTTTTCGAATCAAATAGATGGATCAAGTACAGCTTTTACAACTGACTTTGCTTCTGGTGATTTAGTAAAACTTGACAATGGAACTGCAGCACAGGCAACATATGGGCGAGTACAAAATATAGAAAGCAATACTCTTATGTTCATTGATAAAGTAAGTCAACGAGCTTACAGTGGTGATGATATATTTAAGCAAAGCTTTAAGCCTGACATACTGAAAGATTCCATTATTGCAAAAATTACTACAAGCAGCGGCACAGTATACTCTCTTAATGTTATATACGGAATAACAGCAGGAGTAACAGGAGCAGATGGAGCAAACGGTCCAAAGACATTAACACATTTTGTGTATCATCAAGCAAGTGCTTCAAGTCAACCAAGCACTCCTTCAGCAACAAGTTATACATTTAGTACAAATAGCTTTACTAATTTAACAAGTGGTTGGGCAACAACTCCACCAACTTTTGCAGCTGGTAATACAAACAAATATTGGTATTCCTACTTTGTTGCGGAAGAAAATACAGCAGGTGGAGACACAGCATCGGGAAGTAATTTAAGTTTTCAAGCTTCAGTACAAGGTATTGGATTCAGTGGGCTGGTAACTTTTACAGGCGACAATTTAGCAGACGATGGTGGTAACACTTATAATCCAGCTACTGTAGTAAACGCAGGAAGTACAACTATTAATGGTGGAAAGATTACAACAGGTAGTATTACTGCAAATAGATTAGATTTTACTCCAGTTACTTCAGTAGCAGGAGTAACAGGTACTACAATTAGTGCAGCACAATTAAGTTCTGCAGGTTTAACACTTACCTCAAGTTTAGCAGACGGAGCAACAACAAGTGTTGCAGATATAAGATCAGGAACAACTGCAGGAAATGTAGGACTTGGAAGTGTTACAAATGCAAATCCTGCAGGACAGTTAACAGGAGCTTTTTCCGCAGTTACATCAATAACTTCAGGAAATATCTTTATTGGAGCAGCATCAAATGCAACTACAAACTACATTGAACTAAATGCTGCAAATGCAAACATAGTAATAGCGGATAATACATAATGGCAAAAAGAGTTTTACTAGGAAAAATATCATCAGGAGTTTATGGACTTCGAATCTCACGAAAAGGAGTAGATGTAACAAGTGCCTCTGGAAAAGATTTGCTCTTTGATAGTACAACAAATTCTGGGGCAGGCAGATACTTTCGAAAGTTTAGTAGTGCAACAGCATCTGCAGGGTTTAATAACTTTATACCAACAAGTGGAGGAACTGCAGACACTGAGAATACTTCAGGTACAGAATATCATCCTTTATTTTTATATTTACAAGACGGAACTGGAATACAATATGATACTAGTTCAACTACTTACTATACTACAGCGTCAGGAAATAGAGTAGCAGACTCAAATGGAACAACAACACTTTCAGATGATGCAGTGCTAACAGGTACTTCTATTACCCAAAGAGTACAGGAAAGACTAGATATGTTTGCATTTAATTCAGGAGCAGATTCAAACTTAACAGATCCTTCTCCTATTAACAGTACTCGCCATGCAGGATTTCCCGTTACTTTTACAGCAAATGCACTAGATCATGGAACAAATTTAAGATATTTTGCACCTGCAAATACTGCAAATCAAACTTATTCCTCGAATACAGCAGGTGGATATGGAAAAAGACTTGAATATAGAAAAGCAAATGGAGAGTCACTAAATAGTAGATTTATTTATGGAGATACAAGTGGAAGCTGGTACTACACACTAGATAAGAGTCGTATGGGAGGTAATCCGCCGACAAATGTAAAAATAGGAGTATTTCGTGTACCTTGTGGGTATGGATACATGACTTCAACATATATGGGATTTTAAAATGGCAAAAAGAGTTTTATTAGGAAAAAGAGGAAGTCAATTTGGATTATTTATCTCAAAAGCAGGATTTGATGTAAGTGATACAAGCTTACATGAAGATAAATTAATGTTTTCTACAAGTTCAAGTATTGATGAATATTTACAATTTACACCTATCGGAAATACAAGTGCAAGTACAACTGCAGATACAGCTACAGTAACTGGAGTCGGAGCTTCAGCAACTCCTACTATCTCAGTCCCCGATAATGACTACAGTAAGCTAGTTATATTTCAGACAGAAGGAGTTGGTTATGTACCTCTTGCCGCCTCGACTGGAGGAGCTACAAGTACAACAGTAACTAAACCTTCAACTTTTACTAATTCAGGACTAAGTAATTCAAATGTAGCGGGTGATTATAAATTTGCAGCTATTGGAGATATATTCTAATGGCAAAAAGATTACTTGTTGGAAAACGAGGTAGTAATTTTGGATTATTTGTTTCAAGACCAGGAGTTGATGTAACAAGCACTAGTACTACTGGCGGAATGGGTTTTGATTCAAATGCTATTGAAAGTCCTAAAGTTGTTGGATATGGGCAAGGAATACTTAGCCCTCGCACTACAGGAGACTTAACATACGATGAGGCTAAAGCTATTTATACTGGAGCTTCTTCGGCGTCACATGTTGTAAGAGTATCACATGGATTAAGCTATAAACCTCTTGTATTTATAAGATGGAGTTATGGGGGAGATTTATCAAGTTCAAAAGCAGTGCGTACTTACAATATGGGACATTCTTGTTCTAATTTTTCAAACTTTCAGTTTAGTTTTGGAAGCGGACTAAATTATGCTGTTAATGAAATTGGAATGGGATTAAAAGCGGAAGTAGATACAACTTATCTATATATTGCAAGTATGGAATGTGGAGCAACAGGGCAATCCACACTACTAGGAGCAACAACACACACAAAATTTGATGGCGTAAGTATCTATTACGCTTATGTAATAACAGACGGAGCAGACAAAGGAGTATTTTTATGAGTAAGTATACAGTTTTTTATAACTCTAACAAAGAGATTGAAATGGTATTAAATGGACAAGCCGATTCGGCAACTATTTCAGCACAAGAAGGAACAGGGTTATCAACTTTAGTAGTGGATGTAGATGATACACCTACTTCTCACTATTATGTAAATGACGCAGAAAATGCAGTAGTTAAAAAAACCGAACTAGGCATTTCTTTAGATTCTATGGAAAAAGCGATTGATGAACAATTTACTTTTTCAAATGTACCTCAAGGAACATCTATAGCAATTAGTGGAGTAATATCTGGTACAATGGATGCAAGCGGAACTCTTACTCTCACAGCAAAGACAGCAGGAGAATGGAGAGTAGTATTTACAAAAGATAAATACTTCGAAGTAGTTTATAAAATTTTCGTAAAAAGGAGAACACTATGAATATAGATTTAGAATATAGCGAGCAAACACACGCCATGAAAAGAATTGATTATTTTCCATATATTGGTGATCAGCTTGATGCATTATGGAGAGACATAGATGCTGGCAAGTTTGGAGAAACAGCAAAAACAGGAGAATGGTACTTGTCTATAAAAGCAGTTAAAGATAAATATCCCAAAGGATAAAGGATAACGATTTCACATTCCAAAAATAATCCTTGACATCAGGTGTAATTTTTTGGTATAATTAATTCATTGGAGGTATAAGAAATAACCATGAGTGCTGGTAATTACAACATAAAAATAGATCAGGGATCAGATTTCTCGTTACAGCTTACTGTTCAAGAAGATGGATCCGCAAAAAATCTTACAGGCTTTAGTGCACGCGCACAAATGCGCCCCACAATCGATTCTAGTACTCTTACAGCTACGTTCACTTGTACAATATCAAATGCTAGTAGTGGAATACTGACTATGGCACTTGCACATACATTAACAGACGATATAGATGTTGGACAGTATTACTATGACTTAGAAATATACACAGGTACTACCTCACAAAGACTTATACAAGGAACAGCTACTGTCTCTGGCGAAGTGACAAGATGAGCCGTCTAGGGCAAAATAGGCTCGCAAGAACAAATGTTATTGCAGCTCACCCTACAATTTCTATTACGGAGAGTGCACTCAATGATGTAATAGCAAATATTACAACATCTTCATCAACAATAGCGGTAGAACAATATTTTCGTGCATTTGTAGCAAGTGATGTAGTAAATGAGACACACAACACACTATCAGTAGCAAATATACAAGATGCAATAGAACAATTAGAATCTAACTTTTCAAGAGGAGACACAGATCCTACTACAAGTAGTGAGACTTATCTTGACGATGGAGATTTATTTTACAATACAAATACAAATACTTTAAAAGTTTATAGAGATGGTGCATGGCAAATCCTTCTGCAAGCAGACGGAGACATGGACACATTAGATGGGAGCACATTTTAAATGGCAACAACAATCACAGTAGTAGAAGATGTAACAAGCGTAAGCATAAGTGCAATCTCACCAACAGATGCTTCTACTAGTGCTGCTCAATTAACATTTACACCTCATAATGTGATCACTGCTACTAACGTACAAGATGCGTTAGAACAATTAGCAGACCAATTTTTTAGAGGAAATGACGTACCCAATGCAGGTACTACAAATTTATCAGAAGGCGACTTCTTTTATGATCTGAATGATAATCAGCTCAAAGTTTACAGAGAAACATCATCAAACGTTTTTCAGTTCGTACCATTAGCACAAGCGACAGGCGACATGGAAACAGTAGATGCGGGGAGTTTTTAGAACTCCATTAGGAAAATAAAATGGCAACAACAATTAAAATTAAAAGAGGCACTGGTACTTCGGCTCCAGGTAGTCTAAGTGCAGGTGAATTAGCCTATACTGGCGGATCAGGAACTAGCGGTAATAGCGGCTCCAGATTATTTATAGGTAATCCCGCAGACGGTAGTGTATTAGTAATCGGTGGTAAGTATTTTGCAGATTTAGCCGATCATACACCAGGTACATTAACAGCTAGTTCAGCGATAATCGTTGATAGTAATAGCAAAATTGATAATCTATTGGTTGATAATTTACAACTCAATGGCAATACAATCAGCACTACATCAGGTGCGTTAACTTTAACAACTACAGGTACTCTTACCGTAAATCATGGTGGTACAGTAGATGCAAGTGCTCAAACAAATATCTTATCAATAAAAGATAATGAAGCCGCCTCTTTAGATATTAAAGAAGGTAGTACTTCTTATCTTAAATTTACAACAACAAATTCAAGTGAGAAAGTAGTAGTCGGGCAAGATGCTACTTTTGCAGATGATGTATCTTTAATATCAGACGCTGCAGTTCTTAACTTTGGTGCAGATAATGATGTAAACCTAACTCATGTTGCCGATACTGGTTTACTTCTTAATAGCACTAGTGTTTTCCAATTCAGAGATTCCGCACTAAAAATCGGTTCTTCTGCAGACGGACAGCTAGACATAGACGCAGATACATTATTAGAAATTACAGCACCAACAGTACAATTTGATACTGATGGTCAAGTAGTATCTTTTGGAGCAGACGGAGATGTAACACTTACACACGTTGCTGATACTGCTTTACGCCTTAACTCAGGCATGGCATTACAATTTAGAGATTCTGCAATCGGCATTAACTCTAGCACAGACGGACAATTAGATATAGATGCAGACGGAGAAGTAGAAATTACATCACCGATTGTTGACATTAATGCCTCTACATCAGTTAATATTAGCAATGATCTTAAACTTGACAGCGATTCAGCAGTCTTAGGATTTGGTGCTGATAATGATGTAACACTTACACACGTTGCTGATACAGCTTTAATGCTGAACAGCTCAATGGCTTTACGATTCAGAGACTCTGCACTAAGCGTATCTTCTCCTTCAGACGGTATATTAGCAATCGCAGCTGACACAGAAGTCGACATTACTGCAACAACTATTGATATCAATGGTAATGCAGATATTAGTGGATCACTTGGTGTTGGTTCAACTACAATGTCAACTGCAAAAGTTTCTGACTTAACAAACAATAGAATTGTTATTGCGGGTACATCTGGTGAACTCGAAGATGATGCCAACTTTACATTTGATGGCACTACATTCGCAGTTACAGCCGCTACAGATATTACTGGAGATTTAGACGTCGACAACATTAATATCAATGGAAACACAGTTTCTAGCACAAATTCAAATAGTGATATAACACTATCTCCAAATGGAACAGGTACAGTTAAAGTTCCTTCAGGTTATGATGATAGAAGTGGCTTAGGTGCACTTTCTCTTGTAACAAAAGGATATGTTGATGCAGTAAAACAAGCACTCGATATTAAAGATTCAGTGCATGTAGCTTCAACAGCAAACGTTTCTTTAACAGCAGGCTCTTCTGGACTAGAAGCTGGTGACGCAATTGATGGCGTTACTCTTGTAGCTGGCGATAGGGTTCTTCTTAAAAACCAAACAGATGCCTCTGAAAATGGTATCTATGTAGCAGTTGCTTCAGGTGGTACACCTGCTCGTTCAACTGATGCAAATGCAAGTGCAGAAGTTACTTCTGGTATGTTTGTATGGGTTGAAGAAGGTACTGCTAACGGAGATCAAGGTTATGTACTTACAACAAACAATGTAATTACACTAAATACTACTGATTTAACATTCACACAATTCTCAGGTGCTGGTCAAATAACAGCAGGGAATGGTATGACAAAATCTGGAAATACAATTAATGTAGTTCCAGATGCAGTAACTTTATCTGTAACAGCAGATCAAATTAAGTTAAAAGGTGATGTGACAACAACAGCACTTGGTGACTTGTTAATTGGTAAAGCGTCAGATGGCGGTTACAAACGATTAGCAGCTTCTTCAGGTGGTGCAAACTATTTATTACAATTAAATTCTTCTGGAAACGATGTTGAGTGGACAAACTCATTAGACGGAGGAACATTCTAAGGAATCTCTATATAGAGTAAGACAGGACAACCATAAATATGGCTACAATACAATTAAAGCGTTCAAATACCGCTGGTGCAAATCCTACTACTTCCAACCTTGCGTTGGGAGAAATGGGTATCAATACTAAAGACGGAAAGTTTTTCTTAAGAAAACACGTTGATGGTAATACGAGTGGTGACTCAATACTAACATATGCTCCACAGGGCATTAATGCCTTTGGAACACAAACTTACGAAGTAAAAGTCGTTACAAAAACAGCGGCTCACCCTCAAAATGGTACTGGTAGTTCTAGTGGTTATACTATTGATGGTTTAGAAGGTCCTTTCTTACTCCTTATTCCTGGAAATACATATAAATTTGATCAAGCAGATTCAAGTAATAGTTCACATCCTTTACGATTTTATTTAGAAGCAGATAAAACAACTGCTTATACAACGGGCGTTACAACAAATGGTACTCCGGGTTCTTCTGGAGCGTATACACAGATTGCTGTCAGCACATCTACTCCTCAAGTTTTATACTATCAATGTTCATCACATGGTTACATGGGTTCAGCCGCTTACTCTGTTTCAGACGCAATAGCAGATAGCAAAGTAGACAGCGATCAAATAGCAACAAATGCTGTAACTTCAGCAAAGATTGCTCAAAATTCAATTCTTACAAAACATATTGATGATAACCAAGTAACAGCAGATCAAATAGCTGCAGCGACTATTACTACAACTCAGATTGCTGCAAATACAATAGCAACAGGAAACATTGCAGATAATGCAGTAGACGGTACAAAAATTGCTCAAAATAGTATTCTTACTAGACATATAGACGATAATCAGGTCACAGCAGATCAAATAGCTGCAGCAACTATTACAACTACACAGATAGCAGCAAATACTATTGCTACAGGTAACGTTGCAGATAATGCTATTGATGGAACAAAGATTGCATCAAATAGTATTCTTACTCGACATATAGATGATAACCAAATTGGTATAGACCAGTTAAATGTAACTGATGGATCAAGTGGACAAGCACTTACAACTGATGGTAGTGGAACATTATCTTTCTCTACTATTTCAGGTGGTGGTAGTGCTTCAGATAGTTTTAAAACTATTGCTATCTCAGGACAAAGTGATGTTGTTGCAGATTCATCTACAGACACATTAACATTAGCAGCAGGAACAGGAATCACACTTACAACAAATGCTAGTTCTGATACTATTACAATTACAGGAACAACAGGAATATCAGCAAATGCTGTAACCGCAACACACATAGCAACTGGAGCAGTTGGAGCAAGTGAACTTGCAGCTACTGCAGTAACAGCAGGTGCTTATACAAATGCCGACATAACAGTCGATGCAGATGGTCGTATAACATCAGCTTCAAACGGTACAGCAACAATAGCAAGTGGAGCAATAACAACAGCCAAATTAGCAGATGATGCAGTCACTGCAGCAAAACTTGCAGATACAGCAGTAACAGCGGGAACATATGGTTCTACAACTGTTTCACCACAAATTACAGTAGACGCACAAGGAAGAATCACAGGTGTATCGAACCAAACAATTTCAAGCGGTGGATCTGGTGGTATTGGTTTAAGTCAAACTGTTGCTGTTTATGAAGGATCAGGAGATGGTTCAACAACAGCTTTTAATACTGGAACAACAATAACAAATGAAAATCTAACTTGGGTATTTATAGACGGTGTATATCAGGAAAAAGGAGCATATTCAACATCTGGCTCAACAGTAACATTCAGTGCTGCACCACCAAACGGAACAAGTGTAGAAGTAAATAATTTAGCAAACTTAACAACAGGTGGAGCGTTTTCACATAGCTCATTCAACGGAGATGGATCAACTACAGCATTTACACTACCAAAAGCTCCAGATTCAGAAACAGATTTAATCGCATTTATTGACGGTGTATTCCAAAATAATGATGCATTTGCAGTAAGTGGTACAACTCTTACATTTGATACTGCACCAGCGAACGGAACAAAAATTATAGTATATACGATTGGTGGAGTAGTCACAGGAAAAACATATGTAGTAGATACATTTAACGGTGACGGAAGTGATACTACATTTACACTAAGCATAAATCCTGTAGATGAAAAGAACACAATGGTATATGTTGGAGGTGTTTATCAGCCAAAAGGAACATATGCTGTAAGTGGTACAACACTTACTTTTTCAGAAGCTCCTCCAAGTGGAACAGGAAATATTGAAGTTAATATTGGTCAAGTTACAACTACAACAGATGTAGGAGCAAACGCAGTAAACTCAGCAGCTATTGCAGCAAACGCAGTCGGCTCAGCAGAGATCGCTGCAAACTCAGTAGATTCAAGTGAGTTAGTTACTGGTTCTATTGATACAATACATATTGGAGATGACCAAGTAACAAATGCAAAACTCGCAGTAAATTCAGTCTCCGCAACAGAACTTGCAGGAAACTCAGTAACAAGTACACAGATAGCAGCTAACCAAGTTGCAGCGAGTGAAATTGCAACTGGTTCTGTAGCAACAATACATATAGCAAATAATGCAGTATTAACACAACATATAGATGATAACCAAATTGGAATAGATCAATTAAATGTATCAGATGGATCTAGCGGTCAAGTTCTAAGTACAAACGGCAGTGGTACTTTAAGTTTTGCAACTGTAAGCGGTGGACCAACTTATAAAGAAGGTGGTAGTAATTTTACTAATTCACTAATGATCGGTGATACCACAACTGGAACACTTAATGCTGCAGATGGTAATACTGGTTTAGGAGTAGATGTTTTCGCAGCTTTAACAGAAGGAGACAATAATGTAGCTATTGGATATGGCTCTTTAAAAGCAAACACCACAGGACATAGTAATGTTGCAATAGGTAAAGACGCTTTAAGCACAATTACAAACAAACATTACAACGTTGCAGTTGGCTTTGAAGCATTAAAATCAGAAGCTACTTCAGGCTCTAATACTGCAGTTGGTGGTCTTGCAATGATGACTTCTGATGGAGCATCAAATTGTACT